CGATTTGGGCGGTAAGATAGACAAGATCTATTGGGTGGTATTGGGTACTGTTGGGGCAGTATCACTTCTGTTGCTGGAAAAAGTTATAGACAAAGGACTTTTTTAAATCCAATCTTTTAATTCTTCACCCATTATTTCAGTTGCAATATTAATTTTTTTACGCAAAGCTTTTACAATTTTTTCATCAATCGTTTCTTCTGTCATAATATCAATATAAGTCATAGGTTTTGTTTGACCAATACGATCAATACGTGCTTCTGATTGTTGTCTCTTTTCTAAATCATAACCATTTGAAAAATAAATCATTGTGCTTGCAGCAGTTAATGTGATACCATAACCGCCAGTTTGTGTAGTTCCTACAAAAAATCTACACTTGTCATCTTCTTGAAATTTCTTTATATTAGTTTGCCTTTCTTCTTGTGGTGTTAAACCATAATAATCTACAACAGAGCCCTCACCGTATTTCTTTTTTATTTCTTTAATTAATCTTTGTACATCTTTTTGATAGTGGGACCAGATAACAGCTTTACCTTCTATCTCCTCTAAAATATCCATAAGCTCATCTATACGTCTTGATGGGATTTCTTGCACTGTGCCATCATCAGCAGTGAAGTGACCGCAAGTAATTTGATGTAGACGCATCAACTGTACCATCACTGTAGAAGTTGTAACTTGTTTACCATCTAGTTGAGCAAACGCATATTTTTTCATTTCTTTATAAACTTTTTCTTGTGGGCCAGTCATAGTAACCATACGTTTCATGTATGTTTTTTTAGGTAAATCAAGGCAATCATCTTTTAAAACTCTTTCTGAAAAAGGTTGTATCTTTTCTGATAGCTCTCCTAAATTACGATATCCTACAACCACATTAACTGAACGTGCGCCCAGATTAATTGTTTTCATTTGAGCATACCTAGCTCTAAACGTAAACCAAGAACTATGATCTAGGAGCCAAGGATCAAGAAAGGCACATTGAGCATAGAGGTCTAATGGCGAATTAGTAACAGGCGAACCAGTTAAGATTCTTCTGTATTTTGCTAATGCTCTAAGGCCTAAAATATTTTTAGTTCTTTTGGCTGTAGGAGTTTTTATTGTTGTAGATTCATCTATGGCCATCATTGCTTTGTGCGATGACAAAAATCTACGAGCAAATTCTTTTCCAAAATCATAAGAGAACGCTTCAACGTTCATAATTAACACGTGAAAGTCTGTACCAGTTTGAAACAGGGTATTTAATTTTTCTGTTTGTTCACCTGATTTATCAGAGCTTTTCCACAATACCATTTTCTTTTCAATATGGTCTGGTAGGTGTTTAGGAATCTCGGCTTCATACCAGTTTTTATATACACCTTTTGGTGCTATCAATAATAGCCCATTTATATCGCCTTTATCGTAAAGCATAGCGCAATTATCTATTAATACTTTAGATTTACCTGTACCCATCTCCATAAAATAGGCAAAGTTTTCTTTATTCCAAGAACGTTCTAAAGCTTTAAGCTGATGTGCATAAGGCTTCGATTTAAATTTGTAACTAATCATTTACTTATCTTTCTAATAATGTATATATGGGATGAAAGAGATAAAGTCAATATGCAATTTAAAGACCATATAAAAAAAAATAAACCCAAGGTTTATTTAATCCAAGAAATACCAGGTACTTCTAAAGGAGAACCAAAGTATAATATTTTAGGTGCACAGAAATATGGCGATATCGTGACCATGCTTCCAGAGTTTTCACAAATGATTTTATCTCCAGGTCCTTTAATTCATAAACTTAGAACTCTTCTAAAAGACTATACTTCCGAAGACTATCTTTTGTTATCAGGAGATCCTGCAATCATAGGTGTAGTATGTTCAATCGTAGCAGACACAACTAATGGTAGATACAAATTATTAAAATGGGACCGTCAAGAAAAAACATATTATCCAATAGAAATTAATATTCATCACAAATAAGTTGACATCAAAAAATTTATCTCTATATTGTTTTTAATAAACTAAGATTAGATTAATAAAACAATAAGGAGTACAAATGAAAGACATTAATCTCAGACAAGATGCACCATCGCAGGTGTCACAAGTAAACCCAACTAGAATCTCAGAAGAGATTGAAAAGTTACAAGCTGTTCAGCAAGAAATCATCAACAAAGAAAATGAAATCAAAGAATTAAAAGACCGAGAAAATTATATTGGCGGTGTTATCATTCCTGATTTGATGAATGAATTAAATTTAAAAACTTTAAAGTTACAAGACGGTTCAGAATTATCTGTCGGTAATAAATTTTTTGCTTCAATTAAAGCTGATAAAAAAGTTGAAGCATATGACTGGCTTCGTACTGCTGGCCTAGGCGACATTGTGAAAAACGAAATCACAGTTCGGTTTGGCAAAGCTGAAGATAACAAGGCAATGGCTTATGCTACCCTTGCAAAGGGTCAAGGTTATGATCCGGAACAAAAAGTTTCGGTTCATGCTGGAACTCTTAGATTAACTTTGGAGGACTTCCATTCACGTGGTGGAAAAATCCCTCCAGAGTTATTTAATACGTTTGAAAAAAATCAAACGAATATTAAAAATAAACCAAAACAATAGACTAACAAATCAATAGGAGGATATATGGATAGTCAAGTTACAACAAAAACCAATGCAGGTGCATTGGCTACAATTAATCTCAGAGCAGATTCTGGTAAAGGAGCAGAGGAAATTAAGTCGGATGATGTATCAACACCGATCTTAAAAATTCTTCATCAGCTTTCTCCGGAGTGTAATGAGAGAGATGCTAAACATGTAAAAGGTGCAAAGCCAGGGATGATTTATTCATCTGGTTTTGGATCTCTAATTGAAAGCGATAAGGGTTTAGATGTAGTGATAGCTCACGCACAGACTAGATACCCTGAATGGCAAGAGCGAGGCGACAGTGCTTCTGCTCCTGTTGGAACTCACATCGAGATTCCTGCTGAAGCAAAAGAAGAAAAGAATGGTAGATATAGATTACCGAATGGTAACTATGTTGAGAAGACAGCTTACTTCTATGTATTAGCAATAACAGATGGTGAAGTAAAACCAGCGGTCATTCCGATGAGATCGTCAAATCTTTCTCCAGCAAGAGAACTTAACAATATGATCAAGAATCTTAGATTCTCTGATGATAAAGGTTCTTTCAATCCTGCATCTTATGCAGCAGTTTATAATTTAAAAACTGTTGGTAGAACAGCAGGTAGTAAAAGCTGGCATGTCTACAAACCATCAAGAGTAAGAAATCTTGATGTCAGTAATAAAGATGATGCATCTTTATATGAAGTTGCACAACAACTTCAGAAAACTGTATCTAAAGGTGCAGCAAAACCAAAATACGATGCGCCTAAAAATACTGGAGACATAGTATAATAGAGTTACCGTGGAGTAACACTTGCGAGAAGGGCGTGGAAGCGAGAGTGGAAACGCCCTTAATAAAGATATGGAAGAATTTAAAAAGTATTTTACGGGATTAACTAGAGACTTTGGTTTCTGCAATGTAGAGAATGGCTACATAGATGAAAACACAGGTAAGTTAAAGATTGACCCAGGTGATTATGGCTGGGCTCACAGAGCAATATCCGACGAAGATTATCAAAAACATTTAGATGGCAAAGTATCAATAGGACTACAACCTTGTGATGATGAAGGCACATGTTCATTTGGAGCAATAGATATTGATCCTACAAGTTATTCTGATTTTAATATAGGAAAATTTTTACAAGTCATAGATAAAAAAAATCTACCTGTCATACCAATCAAATCAAAAAGTGGTGGACTACATATTTATATTTTTACAAAAGAAAAAGTACCTTCAACTTTGATAAGAGAAGTATTACAAAATTTATTATTTTTATTTGGACTATCATCTAAAACAGAAATATATCCTAAACAAACTAAACTAGGTAAGAATCAAAACGGAGAAAAGACTGTAGGTAGTTTTATAAACTTACCATACTTTAAAAAAGTAGAACGTGTAGCACTTAAAGCGGATGGCGGTGCTATAGAATACAAAGATTTTTTAAATGTAGTTGAAGCAAACTTACAAACTAAAGATTCACTAAAAGAGCTGATTACTAAAAAAGTAAATGATGAACTTACTGGTGGTCCAGATGATTTAAAAGATGGTCCTCCTTGTCTTCAGGTTATTTGCAAACAGGTCCAGGAATCAGGCACCAAACTAAAAGATGAAAGAGATAGATTTTTATTTAACTATAT